AACCGGATAACAGGCGGGGAGTTGCCGGGTGAAAAGAAAGGTATGGAATGAATCAGCATTTACTTAGACCGTGCCAGGGTACTGGCGGACTGTTCTTCCCGATTGGACGGCCACCTACCGGGACGTGCCACTTTGCGTCGGATATGTGCCTCAAGCACTGTCATGCGATTGTAGACCGAGCAAGGGAATATGACGAAGAAACCCAGGTTACCGAAGAAGAGAAGTGGCATATTTATCGGCTGACGATGAATCGGCCTCCGTATGTCGTCGCTGCTCAAATCATGACTGACCTTGAGGGGCTACAGACTCCGGTACTTCACTGGTTTGCTTCCGGTGACTGCCCTCCGTGCGACGAAACGCGGTTCATGCAAATTGTGGAACTGATTCCCCGTTATATCGGCCAAGTTGGCTACACGAGGTCTCGCTCATTGTGGCGCAGGAATAAAGACATTTTTACGCTCACAGTAGAGACTCGCGCCGAGATGAATGAGTCGGGAAGGTACGCCATCCCCGACTACGCGACAGAAACCACCTACATTGAATCACCGGACAGACGCATTCGCGGTTCGGTTTGTGGCCCGCACTTCAAGGAGGCAGACCCACAAGAGGGATTGCCGGAACACTATTTGTCCTGCCGGGCCTGTTGGAGGCTAAAGAGTGGTTGTTTTGACAGGCGGGGAGTTGCCGGGTGAGGGAAACGGAAAGGACGGGAGCAGGAATGAATGATCTGAAGAAAAAGAGCAAGCATCGAGTCAGAGCCAAGTGCGCCAAGTGTGACGGTTCGTTCAAGTACCTTCCGTGGGAGGACGGCAACCCGCAGCGGGTATGTTGCTACCGTTGCCAGCCACGAATCAAAAGGGATAAGCGCCTTGCGCTGAAGGGAGGAACATCGTGAAGAAGTTGCCGTATCTCTTTTTTGGTGGCCCTCGGAATGGACAGGTATGCCAGGTGGAGCAGAGCCAGGTGCTCATTGTCCTGGCAGGAACTCCGTACATGCAGCAGGACGGACGTTGCTTTATGACCAGCGTGGTATATCGCAAGCACCAGGTGATCTGGCCTGACAAGTACGTTGGCCTGAGCATTCCGGTCTTCGTGGAGGAATCCCAGCTTGACGGCGACAAGTGGCTCTACACGGCGCAGCCAGCCATCATCGACAGTCTCTGGCCGCATGGCGTGAATACCGACATCCCGGACGGGCATTGGAAATGCGGGGTGTGTCACCATGTGAACCTCGATAAGCTGGACAGACTGGACTGCGGGTGGTGTGGTGCGCTGCGTTCTCTCGGGAAGGAACCAGGTGATGAATAGTGATGTTGATGTGGGTCCGGTGCAGGACAAGGATGTGCCTGACGGTTGGTATGACAACCTGGTGCTGATGCGTCGTGAGCGGTGGATCGGTGGCAGATGCGAGCATTTTGTGGTAGCGCGCATGTTGCACGTGGACTTATGGCTGGACGAACATTGGAGCAAGGATTGGGGCGCATACCCAAACAGACCCAGAGTTGGGTGGCAAGAGGCAAAATGATTCATATTGTGCCTTTGAACGACGAGAAGCCGCACGACGAGGACGGGACGCAGTGTCCGTGTGAGCCTCACGTCTTCTTCAACGACCCTGAGACCGGGGAGACGTTGGCAGAGCCGATTATCCTGCACAAGGCGTGGGACGGTCGGGAGTTGCTGGAGGAAGCAGAGTGCATCATGCGAGGCGAGAAATGGAAAGGGATAGGACGATGGAAAAAATAGAACCAGACCAACTGATGCCGAAAGACCTAGCGCGCATGGCGAATACCACGGTAGGGAGAATGATGACGGCCCGTGCGGTGATTGTCGCGCACACGGAAGGCAAGCGAGGCGTGGGTGGCGTAATCGAGTGCCCCGTGTGCAAGACTGGCAAGCTGCGGTTCAGCGTGGCGCGGTGCAACGGTCACGTCCACGCCGCGTGCACCACGGATAAGTGCGTTCGCTGGATGGAGTAATCCCGAAGAAGCAAGGAGGCAAGGCATGACCAAGAAACAGCGGGTTGAAGCAATGGTGATTGTGGGTGTGATAGCGGTGGCGGCGCTGGTGCTCGGGTTCCTGATAACCGCACGCTGTGCGTGTGGAACGGGAGGAGAGTACGGTACTGCTGCAGCGACTGACCGAACTATGGGCCGTTGACAACGCGCCGGGATCGCTGCACACTGCATATCCAGGGGGCGAGGTTATGAAAAAGAAAGACACCACGAAGAAGGCTGACCACACCACGCAGAACCGCACACGACAGATGCGTAGCAAGGTGAACGTAGGACGCAAGACCGTTGCCAGGGGGCGGAAGATGAAGCCGCTATCGCCTATTGCGAAGCAGTTCTGCAAGCTGTTGCTGGTGCGCCCGAATGCCACCGTAGCGTATCTCGAAACCCATCCCGAGTGTACGCGGGCAAGTGCGTCTTCCTCTGCGTGGGAGACCCTGAGAAAACCTGAGATCAAGGCATATCTGGCGAAGCTGGTGTCCAAGTCTGAGGACGAGACCATCATGGGCCAGCGTGAGGCCATGCAGATCCTCACTCAGCGTGGCCGGGGTGACGTGGCCGACTACGTGTCTGCTGGTCTTGACGGTGTGGCGTTTATCGACTTCGGGAAGGAGATGCCGAACACCAAGGCGGTCAAGCGACTGAAGAGCAAGACCATCATCGAGGGCGAGGACAACCCGGTCAAGACGCTGCTGACTGAGATCGAGTTACACGACGGCAAGACAAGCATCGCTGAACTGGGCGTGATCCTGGGATGGAAGGCAACGGAGAGCATTGACGTGAACCTCCACGGTGAACTGACCATCCGCGACCTAGTGGCTGACGCTTCCGGGCACACGAAGGGCAAGCTGCCCAAAGCACATGCCGAGTCCAAGGGTGCAGATGAATAGGACGGACATGACCCCACACGCCATTGAAAGCGTTGAAAAGCGCGAGAGCCTGATCCTGCTTCAACTCAGCGAGTTGAGGCGGCACGACCAGGCCATGGTTATGGTCTATCGAGCGACTGACATCCGCAAGAACGCTGTGATCGCTCCGACGAACAGGCGTTTGAGCAAAGGCATGTGGCTGTGGTTTAATGGCATCGGCAAGGCGAGGATCACGTACAACGTGCGTGATGGTGCCAAGGCCATTCGCCACGTGCAATACGCAGTCGAGGTCATCAGCTACCAGGACGCTGTCAGGCAGACCGGGTGATGAGCAGGATAAATGGAGGTGTGCGATGTGCGAGAAGTGTGGCGAGCGGTGTGAGGGGTGTGACCGGATACGGAGGACACGGGTGCTGGAGAAACTGCGCGCTCTTCCTGTCCGAGAGATCAAAAGAATTCTACGGCTGCACGAACCGATAGAACTGGCAGGGTTGAGAGACGCCTGCGTTCCCGAAGACGACGAGATGATGAGTTCGCTGATCCAGGCAGAACTGGACGCTGCGGTCGGCAGGGAACCACTGACACTTCCCTTGGTGCTGCTTTCAACCCCTGGCGCGGAGGAACCTGCCACGGGGACATTGGCAAGGATGGTGTGGAAGGATCGCATGGCCGAAGTGCGGCACGCTATCCGCAGGTATCTGGACGACGGCCAGGTTATTCCTGGGAAGTTATGGGACGAGTTGTGTGTGCTGCAGGTTCGCCGGGACAAGTCCACCATGGAACAACCTGCCGAGACACCTCCCCGCGTGCCTCTTACTCAGCGTGGCAAAGCCCCCTCGGGATTACGCCCACGGTGGATAGCGGAGGAGCAGCGGAAGGTTGAAGTGAAGCGCGTTGTAGACAGGTACGTCAAATGGAAGTGGGATATTCCCGAAGAGTGGTTGGAGGAGTTGAGGTATCTGGAGGACCGCCTGGCCGCGCACAACCAGAAGGAGCCTGCGTAGATGACAGTTGAGGTTACGCGCAACAATCTCCGCAACCCGTGGTGGAGGCTCAATCACCTCTATCTCATCACGGATAAGTCAGGGAGCGTGGTGCGGTTCAAGATGAACCGGGTGCAGGAAAAACTCTGGAACGCGATGCACTACCTGAATTTAATCCTGAAAGCGAGGCAGGAAGGCTGTACTACTTTTGTAGATCTGTTCATGCTCGACAACTCCCTGTGGAACCCGGATGTAGAGGCTGCAGTGGTGGCTGACACCAAGGACAACGCCATGGATATCTTCCGGCGCAAGGTCAAGTTCCCGTACGAGCACCTCGACAAAGAGATCCTGGCCATGAAGCAACTGGTCACCCGGCGCGTGACGGAACTGGCATTCAACAACGGCAGCGTGATTAGTGTCGGCACCGGACTCCGGTCAGCAACCCTGAACTATCTGCACATTTCAGAGATGGGCGGGATTGCCAAGAAGTATCCAGAGAAAGCGAAGGAGATCCGCTCAGGTGCCTTCGAGACTGTTGGACCTGGACAGTTCATCTTCGTGGAGTCTACCGGACAAGGGCGGGATGGTGTGTTTTACGAACTATGCGACAAGGCACAACGGCTGCAGCAGGCAAAGGCTGTTCTGACAACGATGGATTTCAAGTTCCACTTCTTCCCGTGGTTCGACTGCCCTGACTACACGTTGGACGAGCCGGTGCCGATAACGAGAACCATGCAGGACTACTTCCGCAAGATCAAGGCCGAGACCGGCGTCATCCTCAGCCAGGCACAGAAGGCGTGGTACATCAAGAAGCGTGCCATCCTCGGCGATGATGTGGAACGCGAATACCCATCAACGCCCAGTGAAGCCTTCTCGTCAGGCATCGAGGGCACCTATTTCAAGCGGCAGTTCATCGAGATGCGCGAGCAGGGCAGGATCACGAGTGTTCCGGCGCAAGGCGGGATCGCCGTGGATACCTGGTGGGACATTGGCATGGACGATCACACCAGCGTCTGGTTCACGCAGGACATTGGCCGTGAGTTGCACATTGTGGACTTCTACGAGAACAGCGGTGAAGGGCTGGAGTTCTACCGGGACGAACTGGACCGGGTGGGCAAGGAGCGCGGCTACCGCTACGGCCAGCACATGGGACCGCATGACATGAAGGTCCGGGAACTGGGCACCGGAGTCTCCCGGCTGGAGACGGCCCGCAAGCTGGGACTGAACATGAAGGTTGCCCCACGGGTGGAGAAGAAGGCTGACAGCATCCAGCAGGCCCGCAGTCTGCTCAGGATATGCTTCTTCGACCAGGAGCGGTGTGACAGCGGCCTAGACCACCTCGAACTGTACCGCAAGGAATGGGACGACATCCACGGGGTATGGCGCGAGAAACCGCTGCACAACGCCGCCAGCCATGCGGCAGACGCATACCAGACCCTGGCGATAGGGCACACGTTTATCAACCCGGTGACCGGGACGAGGGCCAAAGGCAAGGCGCGAGTAGTGGAGGCAGTATCAGCAAAAGGTTGGACGTAAACAGGAGGAGACCGATGATAGCACGACAGGGGAAAACCAAGAAGCCGATTCACAAGGTAAAGGTTGTGATGAACCTGTTTCAGGGCACGCTCTTCACAGCGAACGAAACACTGATGGAGTGTGGTAACGAGCACATGGTTGTTCGCAGTATGGACGTGAGCGCGATGGCCGAGGATATGCGCGCCCGAGCGCCACTGCACGAACTGAACTATCCGCTATCCCTCGCAGTGCAGTCGTTGCAGAGATGGGAGAATGCCTGGAGCAAACCACAGCAGGCCATCGCCCGGATGTGTGAGCGGCTGGGACTGGGCACAGGATGGAACGCCCCCCCTGGACACCTCGCAGATCGCACACTTGCTGCAGTCAATCTGAGTCTCCACAGAATCGAGGTTCTGAGTGGAAAGGTGCGTACCAGTGACGACGAGATCAGTCTTTTGGAGCAGCAGCAGCAGCAGGCAGAGAAACGCCACAAGCGCACCGTGGCGTATTGGAAGGGCATGGTCACACGGGAACGGAGGAAGAAGAGTTGCCCCGCCGTTGACCGCACGCGCAAGGTTGCGAAGAAGAAGTAACGAATGGAGGGCGACATGAAAGCAGGAGCACGACGGGGCGGTAAACCGAGGACGGAAGCGGAGCGCAAGGCGAGGCACAAGGCGCGGTACGGGACCACGGATGTTCCCAGACGGGGAACTGGTCTACGACTCAAGGTTCCCGCAAAGGGAAAGTGAACGGAGGGATGACCCATGAAGTTTGATATGGGCGTGGACGCAGTACGCAAGCACGAGTACGAGCGCAGGCTAGACCGGATGTTCAAGGGCGGCATCATCAGTCCCGCGATGGTGGACAAGGTCGATGTCGAGCACGATAGCCGGTGCCCGTACGTCAACAAGGGTGCGTGCACGTGTGATCCGTACGTCACGATCATCATGGTGACCGGCGAACGGTACGGCGTGCGAAAGGACGGAACGCTCACAACCTGGCGAGGAAGGAAGAACACATGAAGACGCTCGTGATTATCATATCCATCGTGGCGGCTATCGGCCTGTTTCTGCTCGTGCTTGGCAAGGCAGTGGGGTTCCTCTCTGACCCTGACGCAACGACGCGGTGGGTAGGCATCCCGGTCGTCCTCAAGATCATGCCAGACAGCGGCAAGCAGATTGTCGGCCTCCAGGAATATGAGATGGGATTACAGCGCGGTGGCGGGATCGTGTGGCGCGAAAGGGAGGAGTAGGGGATATGTTCACAGATTGGACAGTGGATGATCCGCATTACTTCTATCTGCGAGGCGTGCTCTACGGCGTGGTTCTCGCCACTATGTTCTAGAAGCTGCTCGTGCCTTGGGCGTGCGAACGCTTCCGTAAACACCAGAGAGGTGATGGATGAAATTGGTGCACGAAGCGAAAGCAACGCTCACGCTTGAACGGGTAGAGAACAACGGATTTCGGGCAACGCTCAGTGTGCCCTACAACGGGCATGGGTGCGTCTTCACCGAAGTCTACGTTGTGACCGGATATGAGAAGCGGCACGCTGTGGACCGGGCGCGAGAAGTTGCCGGAATGCTGGGGTGGACGATCACGCCCAGTAATGGAGGTTAGGCGTGATGATGGAGCAACCGAGCAAGTGTGTAGACTACGGGACTTACGGGCACACTGTCCCGATGTGTGTCAACCGCTGCAAGGTAGTGGAGGTGGACTTCTGCGTGGCGCGACTGGTTGCCGCGTTGGAGGCTGGCGGGTTCTGTCCGGTAGCGTCGTGCTGCGGACACGGCAAGATGCCGCCCAGTGTGCTGCTGGATGACCGCACGACCGTTGTGCTGCTGACCGAGGAGCAGGCAGAGGAAACCATGCGCCGCTACTGTACGCGCACAGATTTGCCTCGGGGTGAGTAGCGTGAACGACATGAGCACGATTCACGGCTATGGCCACGACAGCAGATTGGCGAAGGTGATTCACCGCATCTTCCACGAGATTGAAGAGCGCACGGACACCAACGTGGATAAGGTGGCTGAAGTCATCGAAATGTGGGAGCAACTGAAGACCGAAAGGATGGTGGATGATGCCGGTTGAACTCAAGAGCATTGGCGGGAAACTACGGACGGTCGAGGAAGGTAGCCGCAGGCTGGCCAGGAACAACAAGGGCACGCCTATCGACGGAGGTGGCTGGCCGAACTCGACCAAGGGGCAGGCGACTGGTGGACGCCAGGTACAGCACGTGAACGAAGGCTGGCAGCGGAAGCACGGACGCATAAGCTGACAGGGGCAAGGGGTTCAGTGTGTCAGATGTGCATTACAACGTCAGTCTGCTCATCCAGAGACTGTCGTATGGCTGGAGGTGGCGCGTGATGGATTTTGACCAGCAGATAGCGACAGGGATACGGCGCAAGGTCGTACAGGCCAGGGAAGACGGGAAGACGGCCAAGCTGCGATACATCCGCAAGCTGCGGAAAGCAGGGATGCGATCGCCCTTGTCGGAAGTGGCGCAGTATCCTTGCGGGTCCACGTCCTGCTCTGCCGGGCATCCATCGCTGTGCAACAACGACTGCGTGCGGAACGGGAGAGGGACATGACAAGGTATATAGACACCACCGGCTTCATCCCCAACAACGACGCGGTAAAGCTACTGTCTAAGGTGCTTACTTTCTCGGACGGGTCTACAGTCGAGATCGACGCGCAGATGCAGCGGGATCATCCGCACCTCTTCGCGGTTGCGTGCCGCCGTGCCAAAAGCATCAGACAGGTGGACGAGAAAAAACCTCTTGACGGCAAAATGGGCGGGCTTAGTAGTGCTGAATCATGGCCACTATTCAGCCTACTAACGGTCCACAAGGTTTTTCCCCGCAAGACACCCAGGTCCAGCTACTCAATCTGCTCCGGGTGAAATCCAACGAAGCCCTCGACGAAGAGGCACGGCTGCGCGATGCGGCCAAGTCCGTCCTGACCCAGGATGACCAGAACTCGATGCTCGCACAGTACATCGAGAAGTGCTTTGGGTTATCCAAGATTGACCGCTCCAGGATCAATGAAGAACACATGGACGCTATGCGCCGCAGGGCTGGCACATACAGTCCTGGCCGGCTGGCCGAGATCCAGGCTCAGGGCGGGTCTGAAATCTTCATGAAGCTGACTGAGGTGAAGTGCAACGCCTGCGAGGCGTGGATGAACGATGTTGTACTCCCCCAGGACGGGAACCCGTGGGGACTGAAACCCACACCGAAACCTGACCTGCACCCTAACCTTGTCCAGCAGATCGTACAGGACGCCCTCGAACATTTCAAAGGGCGGTATGCGGCCAGTGACCAGGACATCCAGCAGTATGCCCGAGACCTGAACGACCAGTATCGGCAGATGGAGATGGATGAGGCCAAGCGCCGGTCAGCCCGGATGGAGACGCTGGTAGACGACCAGCTAACCGAGGGCAAGTTCAAGGAGGAACTGGACGACGTGCTGGAGGACATCTCGACGTTTGGCACCGGGATCATGAAGGGGCCGGTGGTACGGATGTCCAAGCAGTTCAGGTGGCTGGACGATGACTGGAAACCTGATCTGGTCGTAATGCCGATGCTCACGTTCAAGCGCGTGCATCCCATGAATTTCTTTGTGAGCCGGGGTGCGACAACCTGCGATGACGCTCTGTACCTGATGGAGCGCGACGAGTTCCGGCGTGGAACCCTGTCCTCGATGATCGGTGTTGATGGATGGGACACACCGCGTCTGAAGGCTGTCCTCAAGCAGCACCAGGAAGGGACGAATGTTCCGCTCACGACGGACGACGAGCGCATGACGCTCGAAGATCACACCTCCATCATCCAGAACCCTGACCAGTCGTATCAAGGGTTATGGTTCTGTGGGCGCGTGCCTGGCTGGATGCTCATACAGTGGGGGATGCGTGGCATTGACCAGAGCAACGAGTACGATATCGTGGCGCTCAAGATCGGCAACGAAGTGGTACATTGCCGACTCAATCCTGACCCCCTGGGACGGCGCTACTACAGCAGCACGCCCTACAAGCGCAAGAGCGGGCGGTTCTGGGGCCAGGGTGTCCCCATCCTGATGTCGGACACGCAGGACACGTGCAACGCCGCAGCGCGCCACATGATAAATAATTTGGCGATTGCCAGTGGACCTCAAATAATTATCAACGACACAGAGTCGCTATCCGAGGGGCAGAAGCTGTCCAAGATGTACCCGTGGAAGATATGGCAGTTCTCTGACCCTGGCCGGTCGGGCAAAAAGCCTATGGAGTTCTTCCAGCCAGACGCCAACACCGAGAAGTTGATGGCCGTGTACGACAAGTTCAAGAAGGCCAGCGACGAACGCACTGGCATCCCGGACTACCAGTACGGCAGTGACGACCAGGCTGGCCCGGCGAAGACGGCCACTGGATTGAGCATCCTGATGAACAACTCTGGGCGGGTGATGCGGCGCAGCATCTCCTACATTGACCGCTATCTCATCCGGCAGATCGTCGAGCGCGTGTACGTGTGGAACATGCTGTACATCAACGACCCGAGCATCAAGGGCGACCTGAAGGTAGTCCCGTCCGGTGCCATGGGGTTGTTCGTGAAGGAGCAGCAGCAACTGCGCTTGCAGGAATTTATGAACTTGACGGCGAATCCCACGGACCTAGAAATCATCGGATTGAAGGGTAGGGCGGCACTGTTGCGTGCGGGTGCACGTGGACTGAACATCCCGGATGCTGAGGACGCTGTTCCGAGTAAGCAGGAGATGCAGCAGAAGGATCGTGAGATGTCAGAACAGGCAGTACAGCCGGAAGCCGTATAGGCAAACTGAAAACGGGAGAGAAGTCATGGCTGAGAAAGAAATCATGAGGATCGGTATTCTGATGGTCGGAGACAACGGCATTCAGATTCGTGCTGGAACCAGCGTGACACGCGCCGCAGTCCTTGCCGAGACCGAAGACGGGGTAAACAACCCTCCTATCGGGAGCAAGTATATGTCCACGGATCGTGAGTACAGGCGCGTGGCCGCTGCTAACGCCGAGACCGACTGGCAGAAGGTCACCACGAGCGCCGCAGACTGAAGACACTGTCCAGAGAGGTTTGGTCCCCTCGCTGGTAGCACACCGCGCCCCCGGCCCTGCTGTCATCCAGGGTCGGGGGACGCACTCGGGAGAGACATGAGGTTGCCGCAGAAAGCCGACGAGAAAGAGCGCGTGCTGAAGGCGCTGGAACGCCTTGGCCGGAACGCTGATTACGAACTGGTACTGAAACCTATGTTGTTCGACCGACAGAAGCATGACAATGACCGTACTGCCAGGCGCATGGACCCGCGCCTCAAAGAATTTGGATGGCTGCAGGGTGAGAGCCAGGCAATCGACGACCTGCAGAAAATGATTTCCGGTGCTGGGGATACGCTGACATCCCTGCAACGGCATTAGTTAAGTCAGCCCTTTTCCCGACGAATCGCCGAGGGGAGGTACAACATGGCGGATCACGGTTATGAGAACAATGATCCCAACATCCCAGATGAAGTGAAACGTGCCGCAGGGGAAGCCGAGCGCAAGATGCAAGAACTGCGCGAGGGTGGGACGAAGGAACCCGCTCCCGTAAAGGACAAGCCTATTGCCGAGGTCCAACCGACCGGGGCCGAGCCAGCACAACCGACTGCGCCTTCTACGCCTTCAGTAGAGACGCCTGTTCCGGTTTTGCAGCCGACACCGTTACCGGCAGCCGCTCCTGTGAGGGCCGACGTTGAAACTCTGGGGCAGCAGCTTGCACGGTCAGAACAAGAGCGGACGCGAACACAGCGCCAACTCGATACAGTGACCGGCACATACGGGGGAACCGTAGCCAGCCTGAAGGCGGAAAACGCCGACATGCGGGCACGGTTGGACGCACAGGAAGCCCGCCAGCGAACGGAAACAGTACCTGCGAAGCCTGCGGAGGCTGCGCCGGATACGGCTGTCCCGGAAGCTGGGACTCCTGCACATCTGCGTCACGTCACAAAGGAACTCGTCGAGCGATATGGCGAGGAGTTCTTCGACGTGGTAGCGCGGGTGGCGCGAGGGGTTGACGAAGATGGCGCGAAGGCGAGGCAGAACGATCTGCAACCGGCGCTTGACGCTTCCAAACGTGTGACATCCCTGGAGAACCGCATCGAGACCGACAGGTACTGGGGTGCGGTTGAGCAAGCATGTCCCGGAGCATCCGCAATCAACGGAGATCCCGACGCAGGAGTTCCCTGTGCGGACGGATATGCCGACTTCTTGGATGCGCCAGCGGTGGAGGGTCACCGTTTAACGCGGAGACAGCTTGCTGATGATGCCGTGCGTTCGCACGACGTTACCGGCATGATTACACTTGTCTCTGAGTTTGTGAAGGCCCGTGAGTCAAGGACGCAACCTGCTAGACCGCCTGTGGCAGCACAGGCCGAACCAGAAACCGTGCGAGGCGTAGTGCCTGAAGCGGCCCGAGAAACTGAGAAGCCGAAGATCAAGGAATCCGAGATCACGGCCTTCAGCCAACGGTGCGCCAAGGACCACACGCTGGACCCGGCGATGGTTCAGAAGCAGGTCCAGGAGTTCCAACGTGCATACGCGGAAGGACGTGTACTCAGGGGCCAATAATGCCCCAATGAGTTGCGTGCGGAATGTGCGATGGATCTCTGCAAGGAGACAGTGAGATGAGTGTTGCATCAGCAGCCGGGTATGTTCAGTATTCCGATACTGACATATCGTATATCCCGCAACTCTTTGCGCCCAGCGTCCTGGTAAAGTACTACGCTAAGTCGGTAATTCCGGCGATCACTAATACCTCGTACGAGGGCGTCATCAAGAACTTTGGAGACAAAGTTACGATCCGCACTCGTCCTGATATTACGGTCAAGAATTACACGAAGGGGATGACTCTGGAGGACGAAACTCCTGAGAGTCCTCCGGTTGATCTCCTGATCGACCAGGCGAAGTATTACTCGTTCATCATCGACACCGTTGATGAGAAGCAGGCAGACATCGTTTTGAGCAACGAGTTCACGTCTGATGCCGCAGAAGCAATGCGGATCAAAGTGGACACTGATGTGCTCGGTACGGTGTACGCTGATGCTCACGCGAGTAACCAGGGAGCCACAGCAGGCGCAGTGAGTGAAAGTTACAACCTCGGGAGCGCAGGAAGTCCCGTGGCTGTCAGTAAGGCGAATGTTCTGGATTACCTTACCATGGCCGGTACGGTCCTGGACGAGCAGAATGTCCCCGAGAATGATCGGTGGGGTGTTCTGCCCGCGTGGATGCGGTACATGCTCATGAATAGTGATCTGAAGAACGTCTCTGTCACAGGAGATCCAGCGTCTACTATTCGGAACGGAAGAATCGGTGAAATTGATAGGCTGACGCTCTATTTGAGCAACCTCGGGTCGAAGGTCGCGGACGGCGCTCACACCGCCTACAACGTGATGTTCGGTCAGAAGGACGCTATCACCTTCGCCGCGCAACTCGTGAAGAATGAAAACCTCCGTGCCGATCGCAAGTTCGGCATGAAATACCGTGGACTCCAGGTCTATGGCCGTAAGGTTGTGAAACCTGAAGGTCTCGTGAACCTGTACTGTCGCAAGGGTTAAGGAGCAGCCATGAAGAAACTGTTTTATGCAGTACTGATTGGACTCCTGGTCTGTGCGGCTGGGAGTTCGTGGGCGGCAACGACGAATGACGTTGCCGAGGGTGGAACGGAAGGATACCCGGACCACCTCAGTGGACAAGCGTACGTGATGTACGGCACCGTGGATCTCACGGCCACTGAGGCGACAGCCGGGGATGTGTACCAGGTCATCAACGTCCCGAGTAATACTTGGGTGTTGGACGTGGGATACTTCTGCACCACGCTGGAAGACTCGACCATGACGGTTGACATCGGAGACGGTGCCGACCCGGACGGGTTCTTCGATGGGTCTAATGTGGAAACCGGGCAGTCGGACAGGGCGGCAACTGCGTTTGCGGCTGGTGCGACAGAGACGATTGTGTTCCTCACCAACGAGGTGTTGACCACAGCGACTGTGGTGTATCTCACCAATGAGGTCACGACAACGGGGACATGGAACGGGACGAACGTCCTGACATCCTTGACCCTGACGTATGGAACGTCTACCTTCGCGACTGCGATCAGTCAGACGTATGGAACGGCGACCGTTGTAAACACAGCGGCTTCGTTGGGCTATACCGATGGCCGGTTGTACACCTCGGCAGACACGCTGGACGTGACGTGTGTCAGCGACGGCGACACCCTGGTTATGAAGGTGTGGGTACTGTGCTTCCCGGTACGGTGCGGAACATCTGAATAGCCTGGTTTAACCAGACAACCTGGAAGGGGGCGTAATCGAAATCGTACGCGAGGACGATGCGCCCCCTTTCTTTCACAGTGGAGGGGACAGACAATGAGGCATATAAAGAACATCAACACGGGCGTGGTATTCGTGTGGACGCCACTGCTGGCATCGCAGCCGCTGATGCAGGAATGTGACCAGAATGGCAAGAGCATGGGTGCGGCACCAGTGCAAGCTGACGCACCGCCCACCGCGAAGGAAGAAGAGAATCCGCCTGCTGTATCGGAAGGCATCCGCGAACGCATCGCAGCCGCCAAGAAGAAAGACGAACTGCTCGTCATTGCCGGTGAGATGGGAGCGAGTTTCGCGACTCCTGGCGAGATGAAGATGCAGGACATGAAAGACGAACTGATCGACACCATCGAGCAGTTAGGCCGCTAACAATGAACACCTACGCCGACCTGTACGTTTACATGATCCCGGAACTGAAGTCCTGTCCGCGCCCTGTGGCTATCCAGATGCTGCAGCGTGCGGGTAAGCGGTTCTGTGAGCGTACAGAGGCATGGGTGGAAGCCTTGGCCGCACAGGACATCACAGAGGACGATACGGACTACACGCTGGCGATTCCCTACGACGCCCTCATCAAGCGCCTCACAGAGGTCCAGGTGGACGGCAGCGTGGTAGACGTGGATGAGTACGACCTGGTTGAGCCCTACACTCTGCGATTCGATACAGCCTATCCTGCGGACAGCACAGACGGTCTGGAAGTGACCGTGGCCCTGGTCCCCCTGCTGGAGACCAACGAACTTAGCGAAGTCTTTCTTGACCGCTGGGGAGAGCGGGGCATCATGGCCTATGCGATGTGGAAACTACTGAGCGGAGACAACGCCTGGCGCGACCCTGACAAGGCCAAGGAATACCAGGCGCAGTACGTGACCTCCCTGAACGAGGCGAAGGCCACGAAAGAGCAGAAGCACAAGTCTGGCGAATTGAGAGTCGAACCGAGGAAGTTCGTATGAGCCAATACACAGAGATCGCAGTGGCCATCGACCAGGAAGACAAGAGCATCACGCAGACGGGAGTCATCGGTATCCGCGAGGAGAACGTGCGGATCACTCTGTCCGGGTTCACCCCCCATGGGGGAACGGATCTGTCCCTGTTCATCATCCTGAACGGAACACTGCTCGCTTCCTGTGACACTTTTGATGTGAGCGGAATAGGCATCCTGGACACGAACACCACGGAGATGATCGCTGCGTTCGCTGGCAGGGCCGACCAGTCCAAGCGCAACCTGAGCGCCATTCTACTGGACGTGACGAACGCAGTTGAGTTGGCGAATGACAAGATGGAGTTCATCAACAACCCGTACCAGGACGGCATGTCAGATCCAACGGACGCCACGGCAGTTGGTGGTGGTGCCTGTGCGCCCGTGGCCAACGGCGTGACCAACGGGGATACCCATGACCACGACGGCGGGGACGGCGGGCAGATCGACCACACCAAGCTGTCCACCATTGGCACCATCACGCACGCGCAGATCGACACTCATATTGCCAACATCGAGGCCGTCATCACCGCAAGTGGCACTCAGGCCAAGATCAACCAGTTGTACATCAAGGACGATTTGAGCGGCAAGTGGCGCAGACTATTTCTGTACAACGGCGCTATGGCGCTGGGACCGGAGGAGGCGTGATGAAATTCGTTCGGACATTACTGCTGCTGGCAGGGCTGCTTTCTTCCATCGCGTCCACGGTCCCAGCGTCTACCAACACGGTCGTCTACTTCATCGGGGTGAACCCCACGAATTACTCGATCATCTTCCCCACCAATGCCGCAGTGATCATAGCCGCCAACGGCATTGCCACAACCGGCTCTGTGACTGATCTCGAAGCCGCGCTCGAACTGATATTCTGGGATCTGTCCAACGACGTTACCGAACTGTCCGTCGAAGTAGACTGGGCATCCAACGAACTTGTCCGCATTGACGCCGGGCTGTGGTCCGTCTCTGGCACCGTAGATGACGCTTGGTCGTTCGTGTACGACATCTCCAACGGCGTAGTAGGCGTGACCGCACAGATCGTGTCCAACGACACGAGCCTTGCCGCGCTGTTCACGACACAGATCGTACAGAACACCGCAATCTCCGGGGTGCAAACAACACAGGACGTGATCGAGACCAGCGTAGCCGGTCTGTTCACCACGCAGATTGTGCAGCAGGCCAGGATCGAGACCAATGAGGCTGATATTGTGGTGCTTGGTACAGCCACGCAAAGCCTGCTCACCGCGATTGGCTTGGCGGGCGACCTTCACAAGACCAACGAGTTTGCAGGAGCCGTTTCCGGCTCATGGAGCAACCTGCAAATCGAGGCGGGGGCCGTGGGGTTGACAGAGGTGGACACCACCTCCCTCGACACGAGATACCAGACATCCTCCACCGACACGCAGGCCTTTGGGAACATATGGGTGCGCGATCCAGACGCACTTGATTCCGACATCAGCGGATTCTCTGGCGTCTACACGGGACAAGCCAACACAGTCGTTGCGTACACGAATAGCGCGGCCATGCACAAGGGCAAGCAGTACGAGGTAGGCTTATACAAGATGGGATCTGCCGGAACCGCAACGCTGTCCTATGCTTCGAGCGAATTGCAGGCAACATCACTGGGAGACCATTCCACATATTGGGATGGGGACGGGACCGGAAACGTGGTGCTGGAACTCGGCGGCGAGGCGATAGCGTTCTGTAACTGCAGCAACGTGTATGTGCGCGAGATTACGAACGGATCGCTGCATGTTGCCCGTGACCTGCACGTTGGCGCAGACGTGTTTCTGGGAGACACCTCGACCGTGCAGTTTGCAGACGGCGAGTATATCGACAGTGCCAAGATTGATGGCTGGGACGATGCGATCACGGATCTGGTGGAACTGGAAGATGCCTACTGGTCAACCTCCGGTGACGTGGATGTAGTCTCTGATGCGATGTGGGCCAACAGCGGACGAACCGATCGGGTATGGGACCGTTCACGGGTGAACAGCAACAACATTGTGGTGGTATCCAATCTTGTTAATGACCTGTCGAACCGCGTTGATGATGTGTCCAACCAGACAGCCGTTGTGGTTGGCGGGACAAACGACTTCGTCCGCGTGCCCGCGTCCCCCGTCTACGGCACGCTTGCCTGGTACTCCAACGGCGTCTGGGAGATTCTCAGCCCGGCCGGCGCGGGAACCTATCTCGGAAGCGACGGCACGAACTGGACGCAGGGCATACCCGGCGGTGCCGGCGGTCTGACCAGCGTCACCAGCCAGACCCCCGCCACCGTCTACATCGTCGGAGGCGATTCAGGAGACGTGGGCGTCGGCGTCAGCAACGTCGCTACACTTGCCCAGGCAGTGGCGCTCCAATCCGCCGCCGGCAGGTTGGGTGATGCGGTTGTCGTCCTTAACACCGCCACAGGCACGATCCAGACCGCACTCGAGCAGGCGCAGACCGACCTCAACGTGCTGGACGGCGGGACGAATGGGTTTATGAGGCATGACGGGACAAAGGGCTGGAGCGGGAATGAGAACGGAGCGGGATATGACTCAACAAACTGGGGCGCTGTTGAGGCCAGAGGACAGGGGTTCAAAACCTATGACCTCTCTGGCAATTACGGACAGTTGTGTGGCGGCACTCTGGGCTATAACGGGCAAACGCTTGTCGAACTGGGTTCCACAAACTTGATCGGGCCATGGGCACTAAACGGAAACAGCATCCTCACCAACGCGGATGAGTTCGCTACGGCTGCACAGGGGATGACGGCGGATGCTGCCGATACGAGATCCATAGCCAACAGCAACGGACAGGCCGTGGTCAGCCAGCGGTCGATCGCCTCATCCAACGCCGTCGCCCTAGCACAGATTGACGTGGACGAACTCCAGACGCTCACGAACGGGACGACGATGGGACAGTTCGACTATTGGGCGAGCGGGGTTGGTGTGACGCCGGAGGCTGCGCTGGGCGGCTACAACGACACCGGAGAGAATCATGACGGTGACAACATCTATCAGCACGTCAACGGCGACTACTTCATCACGATCGACAGCGGCGGACCTCTGTGGAGCATAAGCGAAGACACCAACGAGACGTTTGCGATCCGGTGGCTTTCGCCTGCCGGTGTAGCGGGCGACCCAACTGGAAGTTTTCCAGCGGACGACGCAGTCACCGGAACGATCACGGTAACGGTCGGCACGCTGTTTGATGAGGGACGGCTTATTGGCGATCCGACAAACCTTGTTGATGCTTTGGGGCTGCTCATGGAGGGCGGCGATCTGGACTATGACCCCACGAATCGACAGTTCGACGTTAGGGGTCAGCAACCTTACGATGTCGACCTTGACGGGTGGTCCGGTATCAGCACAGGCGATGTGTACACGGCAACGCAGGGCGCGGCGCTCGAATCCGCGCTCTCGCAGGCGCAGACCGACATCAACGTGCTGGACGGCGTGACGGGTACGCTCTACCGCGTCGACGGAACTGTGTCTCTCTCGGCCGACGTTCCTTTCGCCGGGCATGCGGCAAGCAATGTGAGCACCGTCGTGTACTCCAATTTCGACGCGGCCGTAAACGGCTCATTCGCCGCCGGAACGAACGGGTGGACGATGAACACCAACGTCGTCGACGGAGGTGGATACCTCTATTCCGACGTCGGCAACGTGGCCGCAACACAATCTCTAACGGTAGTCGCGGGACACACTTACCGCGTCATATTCGACGCCTGGGGCGTGCCGGATGGTTTGACGCCCCGCATCGGCGGAACATCAGGCATAGAGGCTGATCCCGGCGAATATCTCTGGCACACCTACACCCAAGACCTCGCCGCGGCATCCTCAGCTGGGCTGGTGTTTACGTGGGGCGCTACCGTTGACGTTGGCCTAGACAACGTCTACGTCTACGACCTCACGCCGGCGGTCATTGAGCTGCCAGGCATTGCCCAAATGTTGCGTGATCGGTTTGCGGCTCTGTGCGGCGACAATATAGGGGCGTGGTCACGCGTCAGCACGAACGGCGGTGTAACCGCCGACATGCTGGCTGACTCATACCTCTCCTCCGCTGCCACCCTCGGAACCATAGCGGCAAACGGTAACAGTTGGACGGGCGGGATAAACGTAGGCGGCGCTACCGTGATCGGGCACAGTAGCGCGTCGAACACCGTGGGGTTGACCATTGGCGGCGGGGTGTTGGTGGCAGCACAAAAGCAGTTCAGCATCACCAATGCGAACAATGGCGAAGTGTTCAGCGTTGACAAAGATGGAAAGGCAACTCTCAAGGCGGGTGCTGCATTTGGCGGAAATCTCTTAAATAGCGCAGGTAACTGGACGCTTTCATCGGCCTATATTTCTTGGAATCGTACAGATGGCGCGACGATACAAAACGAAGCAGCGAGCGGAGCTTCAGGACTATATGTCACATCGCGCACTGGTCCGCTTGTGCTTGGCGAGGGCAAGGCTGGCGCATATCCGGCAGACGTAGGCATCGGCACGAACGTTCCCAACTCCAAGACCCACATCAACGGAGTTCTCAGCCTCACCAGCCAAGACGCACACCCCGCAGCGTATGCCGGAGGCGGCCTAACCTACTGCGTGAGCAACGAAGTGTACATGATGGACTCTGCCGGAAATCCCGCTATTCAGACACCGCACCCAGACTTCGCTGGCGGTGTGGGCATCGTGCAACTGTCCGATTGGAACGTGTACCTTGATGACACCATCGAGTACGTCGAGCGGGACACGCTCAAAGCATTCCTACGCGGCGAGATTGTGGCCAGTCCTGATCTGGTCAAGACCATCCCCATGCCCTCGTATATGCGCCGGGATTGGGATGCTGACGAACAGACGCACGCCGATAAGGTGCAGGAGCGAATTGAAGCATGGCAGTCTGACACGAACAGCGTTGACGTGAAGGGGCGGAAACCGACTGCGTACACGAAGCGGCCCAAACCGCAGAAGGTGCATCACGACGCGGAGAGAGAGCGGCAGAGACGGCGCGTGCCAGAGGGTGCAGGAGGTGCGGCAGGAGGTGCCGGAGCGGACGCCCAGCTTGACGGCTGGGCCGGTATCGGCACGGGAGATGTCTACACGGCGGCGCAGTCGGATGCGTTGTTTATGACGAATGCCGGGACTGCCGGTGCTGGTTACTACGCCATGAGCAACA